GGGTGGTTTCGCACGCCGCCCGGAGCCAGACAGATTTTCCTCCTGTCTTACTACCGGACGCCCTGCCGAAGGGCGGGGCATCCACCGCAGCCCCGGAGCTGCACAGGACAACGTTTCGCCGGCGGGACGGCGGGAAAAACCCGAATACGGCGAAAGGAGGACATGAGACATGGAGAAAAAGAAGGGCTACATCGGCAGCATCGCCAACGTGGGCAGCCAGCGCGTGGAAGCGCCCGCCCAGAAGGCGGCGCCTGCCCAGAAGGGCACCGTGCGCTTCACCGGCACCGACCTTCGGACCGGGAATGGCGGCAGCAAGGATAAGCGCAAGTAAGCACGATTTTGTTGCCTTCAACAAAATCGCCGCCTGCGGGCGGGACATTTCGCTTGGCCCCGGCGGAAAAGGGGCGTATTCGCACCGAACGCGGAAAAATCGGAAAGGAGAACACCATGAACGGATTGACGGAACAGGACTATGCGGAGGCCTTCGGCGTGGAGCTGCCCGATGAGGGCGGCGCAGCGGACGGCGGCACGCAGGAGCCTGTGGAAAACGGTACCGGCGGCGCCGGAGAAGAAGGCGCGGCACAGGAGCCGGGCACGGAGGCCCATGAGGACGGCGGAGATCCTGCAGAAGCGGGAGGCGGCGCAGCAGCGCCGGGCGCGGAAGCGGGACAGAGCGCCGAGGAGCGCAGCCGGCAGGCCTACGGACGCCGGGCACGGGAGCGCGAGGCGGAACGGCAGGCCCTGACAGCGGCGGCGCAGGCCCGCGTGGACGCGGTGTATGCCGACCTGTTCGCGGGGCAGACGAACCCCTACACCGGCCAGCCTATCCGCACGGAGGCGGACTTCCGGGCCTATCAGGAGGCCAAGGCCAGACAGGAGCGCGAGGAGCAGATGCTCTCCGCCGGCGTGGATCCGGCGGCACTGCAGGGCATGGTGGACGACGCCGTGAAGCCACTGCGGGAGCAGGTGCAGCGCCAGCGCCTGGAGGGCATGAGTGCCGAAGCGCGGAACGTGACCGCGCAGGCACAGGCGGCCATCCGGCAGGGCCTTGAGGCGGTGCGCGTGAAGTACGACGGCAGCGTCCAGAGCCTTGAGGACATTGTGGCCATGCCCACTGGGGAAGCCTTCCGCGGCTATGTGGAAAAGGGATTGTCCATCGAGGACGCCTTCTACATGGCAAACCGCGACGCCGTGGACAAGCGGCGCATGGAGGCAGCCAAGCAGGCAGGCATCAAGCAGGCCAGCGGCAAGCGCCACATGGCCCCGGTGCCCGGCGCTGCGGGTGAGGCACCCTATATGGCCACACCGCGGCAGAGAGAGATGTACCGCGAGATCAATCCCAATGCGACGGACGACGAGATCAATGCCGCATACGGAGAATTCTACAAACAGTGAAGCCCCGACACGGGGCGGGAAAGGAGATAACAAACTATGTTCATGCTTAGCAGAATGCTGGTGGGCAATACGCCCCCCATCGTGTATATGCAGCCCACTGACGGCGAGACCTACCAGGTGGGCGAGGCGCTGAAGCTGGCCAGCGGCAAGGTGACGCTGTGCAGCGGTGCCGCGGCACCCAGCCATGTGTGCGTGGGCCCCATCGACGACAACGGCGTGGTGCCGTGCGTGGAGGTGCAGAAGTACATGGAGTTCGAGACCACCCTCGGCGTGGCCCCTGCGGACTCCGCGACCGTCGGCGTGGGCGACAAGGTCACCCTGCACACCGACGGTATGCAGGTCACCGCCACCAAGACCGGCGGTGTGGCAGAGGTCACCGGCATCGACGGCCAGACCGTCGGTTCCCGCGTGACGGTGAAGTTCTGAGCGAAGAAAGGAGATACATAACATGAGTGGTTTTCTGACCGTTTCTATCGGTTCCGGGCTGAACGGGACCATCTACGGCGATTGCCAGGTGCCGCTGAAGGCATTTCTGGAGAGCCGGGGCGAGGCGTTCCAGCGTGAGAGCCTGCTGCCCTATCTGTACCGCATGGAAAAGAGCCGCCACTGGGCGGAGCGCTATTCCAGCGAGACCGCTATGGGCGACTTCGAGCCCGTGGGAGAAGGCGGCGATTATCCCAAGACCGGCTTTGAGGACGGCTACTTCCGGGACATCGTGAACATGACCTTCAAGCAGTCCTTCTCTGTGACGCAGGAGCTGGTGGAGGACTGCCTGCTGGGCACCATGAAGCAGCGCGCCAACAAGCTGGTGACCGCCTACGGCCGCACCCGCGAGAAGTTCGGGCGCATCCTGTACGCCGGCGGCCTGTACGGCACCACCGTTTCCTACAAGGGCAAGACCTTCGCCTGCGGCAGCGCCGATGGGCAGGCCCTGTTCTCCAAGACACACCCCAACAAGGTCAACGGCGCCAAGCAGACCAACCTGTACAAGGGTACCTTCACCAACACCCTGCTGGGCAAGATCGAGACCGAGATGCAGAACATCAAGGGCGACAACGGCGAGCTGCTGGGCGTGGCACCGGACACCATCTGGATCCCCAACGATGCCGTGCTGAAGGACGCCGTATTCTCCGCCGTGGGCGCCGACAAGGAGCCCACCTCCGGCAACAACGCCTTCAACTACCAGTTCGGCCGCTGGAACATCATCGTGGACCCCTATCTGACCGCCGCGCTGACCGATCTGGGCAAGAGCAGCGAAAAGCCCTTCTTCCTGCTGGACAGCAAGTTCATTGAGCTGAATGACGGCCCCATCTTCCAGGACCGCGTGCCCCTGGACGTGAAGTCTGTCATTGACAACAACAACGACAACAACGTCTGGCAGGGCCGCGCCCGCTTCGGCGCAGGTTTCGCCGACTGGCGGTTCGTCGCTGTGGGCAATATGTCCACCGGCACCGACCTCACCTAAGAGGAAGGCGGTGGCGGCATGACATGGGGAGATGTGAAGCTGGCTGCACTGCAGACCATGTACTCCAACGAGGGCGCTGTGCTGACGGAGGACGACATCAACCGTGAGTATATCAATGCCATGCCCGCCAAGGCCAACGAGGCGCTGCAGCAGATCGCGTCCGTTGGCCGCCCCATCCTCAAGTCGTGGCAGATCGAGATCGATGCCGACACCGACGAGCCGGTGGTAACGGCGGAGAAGCTGATCCTGCCCAAGACAAAGGACCTTTACAAGATACCCTTGCAGGACTACCTGCCGCGCTTCCGCTGCCTGAACAGCAGCGAGGTCATGTTCGCCGACGGCACCGCCTACGGTACCGCGGAGGACTGGAGCATGGAGGGCGACGACGTGTTCGTCATCCCCGGATGCGTGGTGGGCACCTATACGCTGTGGTACAAGGCGTACCCGCAGACCGTCACGGCGGACACGCCGGACGAGGAGGAGATCGACCTGGCGGCGGAGGCCGCTGTACTGATCCCGCTGTACATCGCGGCGGAGCTGTACAAGGAGGACGATATCTCCATAGCGACCATACTGCGGAATGAATACGAGGACGGTCTTGTGAAGGTGCAGACGGCTTACGCATCCAGCGGATCGGGCATCCGGTCCGCTGGTGTTCGTAATACGACAGGGTGGTGGTAAGGTATGGCACAATTCACGGTACCGGCGGCAAGCAAGAAGTACAGCATAGTCATTGAGGCGTTCCGGGGCGTGGACCTGAACAACAGCCCCAGCAACGTGGACAAGTCCCGGTCCCCGGAGGCGCCCAACATGATACGCGACCAGGTGGGCAAGGTCCGGAAGCGGACTGGCTACACCACGATGGTGACGGCCTACGGCAACGCGGCCATCAACGGCATCCACCGGCTGAACGGAGAGGTGCTGATCCACGCCGGCGGGAAGCTGTACCGGCGGAACATCGGTATGGACGGCAAGTGGACGCTGGAGGCCATAGGGGACATGGCGGATGCCAGGAGCCGCAGCTTCGTCTTTGACGAGAAGCTGTATCTGCTGGATGGCAGCGTGTACCGCGTCTATGACGGCACGACGCTTTCGGCGGTGAGCGACAACGCCACGGTGCCGACGATCATCATCTCCCGCCGCCCCACCGGCGGCGGAACGGCCTATCAGGGGCTGAACCTCATCGGAAAGAAGTGGACGGAGAGCTTCCTCGGTACGAAGGATGCCACGGTGTACCAGCTGACCACGGAGGGGCTGGACAGTGATCCTGTGACGGCAGAGGTACTGAACAGCGACGGCGAATGGGTGGCCAAGGTGGAAAACACGGACTTCACCGTGGACAGGCAAGCGGGGAAGGTGACGTTCAACACCGCGCCGGGCGAGAGCCCGGTGACAGGACAGGACAACGTACACATCACCGCCTCCAAGACGCGGGAGGGGTACGCGGACACCATCAACCACTGCACCATTCCGGCGGTGTACGGCGTGGGCGGCGCTACGGACCGGGCGTTCCTCAGCGGGAACAGCGATAAGAAAGGCACGGACTTCTACAGCGAGTTCGACGATCCGGCCTTTTTCCCGGACACCAACTACACCAAGATCGCCCGCGACGGCGGCGAGGTGGTGGGCTACACCGTACTCAGCAATACGCTGGCGGCGTTCCTCACCGGCAGCGCCGAC